GCGCCGCCCGCAGCACGCGGACGGCGCGCCCTGACTTCCACCGGCTGCACGGGTCTGCCTGGATCGCGGCGAGGAGGACCGTTTGGGCTTGTTGCCGGAGGACGAGATCAGCCATCGCAGTCACGGCGTCACCTCGCCGGTGACGTCGGTCCAGCCGGTGAGGTCGTCGGAGTCCGTGGGCTCCCAGCCGGTGTACGGGTCGCTGCGCCAGCCGTGGGCGATCGTGCGCTGCCCGTCCGGGGAGGTACTGACGGCCGTGACGACGAACGTGATCGGCTGGCCGTGGTGTTCGCGGGTGTAGGTGTGACCCTGCTGGAAGAAGCCGCGCGTGTTGGGCTCGGCCGCGGCGTTCAGGAAGATCCGGACCGCGCCCCGATCGACCTTGGATGCCAACTTGCCGATCACGTCGGCTTGCTTCGCGTACTGCCGACCCTGCGCCCGGTGCTCGCGGGCCTTCTTCACCAGCCAGCCGACAACCTCGGACTTGGCCTCGGTCAGCGCCTCGGCGCGGTGCGTGTCGAACTTCTCCGCGAGGATCCGCCCGTACTCGTCAGCGCTCAGGTGCGCCGGGCAGATACGGCGGATCATCTCTACGGCCTCGTCGCGGGCATTCACGCCGCACCCGCCTTGCGCTGGCGGGGCAGCTGCACCACGGCCGACGCCTTGGGCGCGGGAGCGTCCGCACCGAACGCGGCCAGCAGACGGTCACCCAGCCGCTTCAGCGACTTCCCCCGCACCATCACCTCGTAGCCGAGATAGGTGGCGAGGTCCTCCAGGTGGAGCTCCTCGGGCTCCCACCCGTCGTGCTCGCGAGCCAGCTTCCGGTCTTCGACGACCTCGTCGAACAGGGCGCGGGCTTCCGGGTCGTCGGCGATCGTCGTGATGACGTAGCCGAAGTAGGCCTCAAGGTCGAGGGCCATGCCGTCGGGCAGACGCCGGGTGTAGATCGGCATGTCGCTGGTGATGGCCGGGCGGCGGAACAGGCGGTGCAGGGCAAGACGGATGCGGTTCATCGGGTGGCTCCCGGAGTGATCGTGAGGAGGGCGAGGAGCGCGGCCGCCGTGACGGCGGCCTCACGCAGGGAAAGGCGGGCGAAGGTCCGGACATCCACGGCCAGTTCCCGGGCGTCGGCCTTCGCGTTGAACACGGCGACGACCAGACGGCCGCCCGCATCCGTGTCCAGCAGCAGACGCGGCAACGGCAACGACGCCAGCGCCTGCAGACGGAAATCCGCACGGTCCGCGTCAACGAGGAGGAAGTACGGGACACTCAGCGCGGCGTAGAGGCTGACGGCGAGAGACGTCATCTGCGCCCACTCAGCGAGCGTTGTCGTGTGCATCAGGCACCGTCCGTCCGCGCCAGACGACGGGCCAGCATCCGCGCCTTGATCTGCTCCTGCAGTGGCTGCGTCCACTGGTGCCAGCCAACCGGCTTCTTCCACTGCTGGAAGTGCGAGCGCTTCGGGATGCCGCACCACCGGCAAGCGGACGGCTCCGCCACAGCCCGGCTCACCGTTGACCACCCAGCTCAGGCAGGTCATGCGGCGTCCTGTACGAGCGGCGCAGACCGAACTCGTCCTCGCAACGCAGGGACTGCACCGGAGCGACTCGCCGCGTGATCCCATCCGGCTTCGGCAACGGCACACCAGCCGCCGCACGGCGCACCGCATCCACCGTGAACCAGCCACCCGACACGATCCCGACGTGCTCCGCCGCATCACACAGCGCCCGCAACGTCTCGAACCGATCCCGGTCAGCGCGCAGAGCCTCGGCCGCGTCCGACAGCGCCTCGTTCGTGACGTGCCGCTCCGCCTCCAACTCGGCGACCCGCGCCCGCAACTGCTCCAGCTCCTGCGCGCCACCCTCCGGGACCAGCATCCCCAGACCGATCAGCGTCTCCGCCGCCTGCGACGCCAACTCCTCCGACGAGAGCTGCCACGCCGCCCACATGTGCTGCCTGGCCCGCGCCAGCAGCTCCTCCCTGGCGCTCACTGGCCACCGTCCTCAGCCAGCGCCGGGATCCCGCGCTCCGAACGGAACTCGTTGATCGCCGCGTAACAGCAGACCGGCTCACCCTCAACCGAGTGCTCGTCCTGGTCGAAGGAACCGTCAGCCGCCTCAGCAGCGTTCAGCTCCTCCCAGCGGATCCCGCAGTGCGAGCACTCCTCGCGGGTGTCCCACCGCTGCACCATGTCGCCGATGCCGTCGACGTGCCGCCGCACGGCTTTCTCCAGATCGGCCAGCAGGCCCCGCATCTGGTCGTGACTCAACCCACTACGCCACGGGTCAGGAGTGATCTCGACGCGGTAGTTGTCGCGGATGACCTTCTTCACGCCGCCACCCCCAGCGGGGAGAACTCGACGTGCACCTTCGCCACCGCAGCCAGGTACTGCTCCACCTGCCACGGCAACCAGGACGCGAACACCGGACCGAAGTCACGGATGAACTCCGCATCCACCTCCGCCAGACGAGCCTCCTCCAGGTCCTCGGCACGGACCGGACGGGCGCTCATGCCGCCACCGCCGTAGACGACACCGGCAGCGGCAGCAGGACCTGCACGGGCACATCCCGCCACGTCGACGTCAGCACGTGTGTCCGCTTGAGCTGGCCGCCGCTCTCATGCGTGTGCTCGTCGGGCCGGATGCTTCCGCCCATGATCTGCGCACACTCGGCGAGCACAGGCATTCCACCGTCGTGGACGAAGCCGCAGAGGACCGCGTGGCTTCGGCTGATCGACCACGTCATGTACTCGGATAGCTCGGGGTGCTCCGTGAGGAGTTGCACCAGCGCGGTTGCCGCACTGAGTTGGGTAGGGTTACTGGCCATCGAGGCCTCGCTTTCTGTGTGGTGGGGTCGCCGGTCGAGGACCGTCATCCGGGCTAGGGGGCGGTCCTTCGGCGTTTTGTGGGTCAGGCGGCGTCGGCCGCGAGGATCGGAGTCCGCGCGACCGGGGCCGAGGCGAACACCGCCCGGATCTGCTCCCGGCGCTCAGGCCGGATGGGGGGCGCGGCGTCAACGCTGCGCCGGGCTGCCGCGATGGCTGCCGGGCCGAGGCAACGCTCGGCCTCCGCAAGGGAGAACCTTGAGGCCATCACGCCGGGACCGCCGCGATGTGCGGAGCCTCGACGGGGGCGGGAACGGTGCGGCCGGCATGCCTCCACAGGACGAGGAGGTCTACTCCAAGCCGTTTGGCAATTGCCATTGCTTCGGCCACGGTCGCGGTTTCGCGTTCGCCGGTGCGCAGGTGGCCGATCTTGCTGGGGTGGCATCCGGCTGCGTCGGCGAGGTCGCGGACGCTGACGGCTTGGCCGTCGCCGTCGCGCTCCATGAGCATGACCAGGAGGTCACAGCTCACGAGCACCATGGGGTTCTGCTGGGGGCGCACGTATCTACCTCCGTAGACGCGGTGTGCGTTTCCGTGAACAAGGACGACAGTACACGGCGGTAGACGTGTTGTCTACGGAAACGCACACTGCATCAAGAATCAGTCATCGACCCCTGGGGGGATAGCGCTGATGGGGTGTCACCGTAGACACTTTGTGCTGGGTCGTGAACGGTTGCGTTGCCTGACCTGCTATTTACTCAGTGATCAATAGGCGTAACGTAGACATCAGGCGTCACGCGCCGAAGCCGGAGAGGGCACAATGCCTGCCATGACTGAGCAGCGGACCGACTTCACCGACCTGCTGAAGGCTCGGCGCGCCGAGCTCGGCAAGAGTCTGCGCGACATGGGTGATCTATGCATCGACCCGGGCAGCGGCGAGCAAGCCAAGTTCGGATGGCTGTCCAAGGTGGAGCGCGGGCTGCCCGTCGACCCGCCTAGGCCGGAACGCATCAAGGCGCTGTCGATCGGCTACGGGCTGCCCGTGAGGATCCTTCAGGGTGCGGTCTTCAAGCAGTTCTACGGCTACGACCCGGCCGGTGACTCCTCTGTCGTGTGGAGTGACGACCTCACGACCCGCATCATCGTGGCGCGTGCAGAGGAAATGTCCGACGAGGATCGGCAGCAACTTGCTGAGATCGCGGAGACCTTTGCCCGGAGGAAGACGCAGCGTAGCGAGGGTGTAGAGGGCAAGTCGGACGAATAGTACGACTTTCCGTAACCCAGTGATTCGCTCTGGTCACACCCTGATCGGTATGGCAGTGTCGGTGATCCGCCTGGGGGGCGCAAACGGATCACTCCATACGCGCGCTCGAACGCTAGACCGAGCGCCTGTGCGGCTGCATGTGGGAGGCAGTGCGATGGCGGATGACGAGAACACGGAGTCGAACGACGGCGAAGCCGACGGCGAAGAAACGGTTCAGCCGGACGAGCCCTGCGTGGTCAGGATGGAACTGGTCGACAGCCTCCCCGGCGGGCGCGCTGTAATCGGAGTCGAGCAGGACGGCGAGTTCACCTGGCTCGCCTCGAAGGAACATGTCAGTCAGCAGGCGGTAGACGAGTTCGTCGAGCAGATCACGCGGATGGTGCGTGAAGGCTCGTGGTTGCAGAACTGGCCCGGGGCCCACTGACCCCCCTCACCCCACCCATTGAAGCCGCAGGCGTCCTGCCTGCGGCTTCAATACGGTCATAACCCAGGCTCCGACCTGGCGAAGCCCGGCGAAAGACCGTACTCCCGTGCCATGCTGAACCATGGCTTTCGACGCCCACGGCATCCCCACACGCGCACTCATCTACTGCCGCATCAGCCGCGACCGCGAAGGCGCCGGCCTCGGCGTCGAACGGCAGCGAGAAGACTGCGAAGCGCTCGCCCGGCAACTCGGCGTCGAAATCGTCGAGGTTCACACAGACAACGATCTGAGCGCCTACAGCGGCAAACCGAGGCCCGGGTACCAGCGGCTCCTCGACGACCTGCGAGCGGGCCGCGCAGACACCGTCCTGGCCTGGCATACGGACCGCCTCCACCGCTCCCCGGCCGAGCTGGAGGAGTACATCGACGTATGCGAGCCGCGGGCCGTCCAGACCCGCACCGTGAAGGCCGGCCACCTCGACCTCACCACCGCCACCGGCCGGATGATCGCCCGGCAGCTCGGCGTGCAGGCCCGCTACGAGGTCGAGCGCATGGTGGAACGCCAGAAACGCAAGCGCGACGAGATGGCCCAGCACGGAAAGTTCTTCGGTGGCCGGCGCCCCTTCGGCTTCGAGCCGGACGGGGTCATGCCGCGGTCTCTGATCTGTCTCGTCTGTGGGCGGGACGAGCCGCGCGACTTCGAGGTCATCGTCAAGTGTCAGCAGTGCAAAGCGCCGGAGGCTCACCTGAACGGCTGGTCCTGCACCCGGTGCGACGCGCCGGACGGGCGGCATGTCGTCAGCGAATGCCGCTCGTGCCACCAGGCTGCCGCGGTCGCCCCCGGCAGCGAGTTCGAG